TAGCTCTAATAACAATAGGGCTACTCAAAGAGTGTGGCACCCCATAAGTTAGTTGGCTGGTGTTTTGTTTTTTATATTTAACGGTGGCAGATTTAGATGGGTTATCAACACCCATATTATCCACCCACAATTGAATAATTCTTTCCCGAATATCTACATTCTGCATTGCAGTATCGGCTCCATATTTTGCTTGATTAGTTTTTTTGGTTTTCTCTATTACAGAGGCATCAGAATGTGCACACTTGGAACCACAATATATGTTATATGTATTTGTCTCCTTGCGCCATTTGGTTTGGTTGATGCACATTTTACATAATGGAATATATAGTATATTATTGGTTACATGCCATATCCTGGTAGAAACAAAAGCTGTTAAAGGGAGAAACTGTGTCAATGCCAACAGTTCTGGGTATCCGGGATGTGTTTTTAACTTACCACACTTTTTAAGTGTATTACTTCGATCTATTAGCGATTTCAATTTTTCATTCATTTTTACAAACCTTCCATAAATACTTCAAACGAACACAATATATTATTATATAGGAGTATATATAACATGGCGACAATTAACGACTTTGGAATACCGGATATTGGAACCGGAATATTACAACCAAAACTAAAAAACAAATATCGGGTGATGTTCAATAGCATCGGATATGTTCCTGCTAGTCAAGGATTATCCATCCAAGCTATACAAGTTGCGCGGCCTAGTCTCTCCTTCGAAGAAGTTGAATTGCATCGTTATAACTCAAGGGCTTGGGTTGCTGGTAAACACAACTGGGAAGAATGTGCTATAGTATTCGAAGATGATATTACAGGACAAGCAGCAACAATTATACAACAACAACTACAAAAGCAACAATGGTTGATTGGTAGCGATCCTGCTGCTCAGCTATATTTAGCTACAGCTGGAAATGGTGCTGTGTATAAATTCCAGACAATCATTGAGACTTTGGATGGTAATACACAGCCACTCGAGACATGGACTCTAGAAGGTTGTTGGTTAAAGCAAACAAACTGGAATGAAATGGCATATGCTGACAACGAATCTATGAAAATTAATATATCAATCAGATTTGATCACGCTCGACAAGTTATTCACCCATATGGTGGTGGACGTCCTGGTGATAATGGTAATGGTTATGCAACATCTGGTGGTAGTGTTTAATAAAATACAAGTATACAGTATCCATCAAACAAAGGGGCCTTCATGGCCTTTTTGTTTGACCAGAGTAAACATAAATATAAATATTAAATACATGCAATTAATGGGAGTGGTTATATGTCGCTAGAAGATTTATTTGGAAGTGCTGCACAAGGCGCTCAAAGCACGATAAGCAACTCTGTTGATAGGCAGGTTCATGGTATTGTTAGCAGAGGAGTGCATGCTGTAACCGGAAAATACAATAATTCGATACAATCAGGATTGTCTAGATTTGTTAGTAAAGGCAGTCAACAAATATTAAGCGCGTTGGGTATTCCAGCGAGTTCATTACCAGAATTAAGTAATATTAGCGGTGCCATTGTTAGTGCTGGAGTAGATGCCGCTAATAAAATATTTCAAGGTATTTTGAGTGGGGATGTAACACAAAAGAGTGTTAATTCACTATCATCATTAGATGTGACCAAGGCTGCTGCATTAAACAACAACGCAACCGCTAGTCAGATGCTATCGTTAGGGAGCTTGGTTAATGTATCACAATTACAGGGGACTGGTTCAATAGCTAGTGTATATGGAGCTAGTGTATCTGGTTCAACGACTGGTGCTAATGGTCAGGCAGAAAAAATTAAACCGGTTAAGGCTTATGCTGATGATTTATTTCTACATGCCCCAAAATACAAATTTTTGTATGTGGTTGAGTTCAAATTTAATGGTGGTATGTCGGGAAAGGAATTCAAAAACGATTTTGCATTTCTGATTAAACAATTTGATAGACCCAATATATCCATTCAGCATGATGACGTCAATATGTATGGATACCGTACAAAAATACCAAAGTCTACCACATATGAACCCATAACAATACAAATTCATGATGATATCCACAATAAATCGATGAATTTTTTCGCATCATACTTACGAGCAGTTAGTCCGATTGCCAACGTACAGGGATCCACTGACCCACTGTCCTACCAACAAATTAGTATGCAATATGATCTTACAGGCCATCATGGTACATTAGCAACTAATAACTATGCAGGCTCATTTGGTACATTACAAACTCCTCAAGGTACATCTAGCACCGAAGATTCGATGACTATTTTAAGTTCTATTAATTTGTATCATGTATATGATTATGGTAAATTTATGAATATATATGAATTCAAAAACCCCAAAGTGATGCAAATGTCTCTAGATGCATTATCAATGGAAGATGCTGGATTGAGCAGTATTACGTTACAGTTAGCTTATGATACAGTGTTTATAGATACTGGTGTATCTGCTAAAGGGAAAGTGCCAGACATATACGAAGATGTAACTCTGAATACGCATCTAGAGGGATTAAATGCAAACGGCGAGGTACAACATAAAGATAATGAATCGCATGGCGAATCCTCTAGCAATACAACTAGTACATTTACCCCTAATCCAGTATCAATTACTGGGGTTCCATCACCATCTACTCAGTTAATACCTACTACTGTGTCTGGTACACAACTGACGGATTATAAAACTATACCGACTACAACTGGAGGGAATTCAGTGGTGACTGGAACACTACCAAGTATATTCAAACACTAATGGCTAATTTTAAACAAGGGTTATACACACCAAAACACCCTGAAAAATACAATGGTGATATCACAAAAATACGATATATGTCTTCATGGGAATTTCGATTTAACATATTTCTGGATAATAACCCAAATATATTGGAGTGGGCTAGTGAGGAGATTGCTATACCATATATTAAACCCACAGATGGAAAAATACACAAATACTATGTAGATTACTATATTAAGTATAAGACATGTAAGGGCGAAATTAAAACCGAGTTAGTTGAGATTAAGCCGGCGGCACAAACTACACCATCTAAATCACGAAATTCCAATACTAGATTATATGAAAATATAACATATGCTATCAACCAATCAAAATGGGAAAGTGCTAAACAATTTGCTGAACAACGAGGATGGACATTCCGTATTATCACTGAACACCAATTGTTTAAGTAAAACCACCGTATGTATATCCTGTTTGTGCCTCATAAAACAATGTTATGAGTTCCTTACACAGATGTAGATAAGTTTGAGCCTTTGGTATATGTGTTGATTAAAGTGTATAAATAAGCACACTTACCATATTCATTGAGGATAACAAAAAATGAAAATCATTTCATCAGAAGATTGCATAGAACACCCCATGGAGAATATTTTTGATATCGAGCCTGGTACAACAATTATTACCCGAGAAGAATTTCAAACTACGGAAATTATTGCACCTGATGATTATGATACTAAGGATACTGAAATTGATAATCAGCTCCAAGCTGTATACGATGCTGCTATGACTGCATTTGCGGATCAGGCTGGGTTGTTACTTACTAATGATCCAAAATTCAGTGCCCGTAATATGGAAGTAGCCAATGCATTTCTAAGTACAGCGTTGGCAGCAGTGAGTGCTAAATCCAATTCCAAACAACATAAAGACAAAATGAGGAAGGTTGATGGGCCAAAGACAGTCAATAACAACTTGATTATGGATCGTAATGTATTATTAAAAATGATTAAGGAACAGAGCAACTAAAGGTATGACAAAAAATATGTAGTATAAATAACCGCATTGAACAAGGAGTAATACTATGGCGGTTAGAAATCCACGCATCAAGCGTGCCCATGAAGAAATGGAATATACCCCCGAACAGGTAAGAGAATTACTCAAATGTTCACAAGATCCGGTATATTTCATCGAAACCTATGTGATGATTCAACACCCTATAAAAGGGGCTATCAAATTTGAATTGTATGATTATCAACGAACGTTAATCTATAATTATCAACACAACCGATACAATATCGTACTATCCGCCAGACAGACTGGTAAATCTA